AATGGAGCCGATGTATTCAGTTCTTACACAAATGGAGTAAAAACTGTATGGTTTGATTTAGTGGCGGGGAGTTCTTCTGTGTTAATGGTTCACTAATCTTCGCTAAAGACTGCAAAAGCGAACCAGGGAATATTTTTGTTCGAAAAAGGGGAATATTTTTTGGAATATTTATTGTAAGGAATGCAAAATAAAAGGCACCCTCGTTTGGGTGCCTAACGCTTTTAGCCGACCTGGAACTTATCGTACATCCGCGCAATAGCGGTTATTTTTTATGGGTAGCAACGAAAGGACGGCGATAAGCCAGAAAGAGGTGCTAAGTGGACCCGCAAGATGTACTGAATGATATACGCGAGCGATTAGTAAGGATCGAAACAAAACAGGATGCCCAAGCCGACTTAGGAAAAAAGGTTGACGGTATCGAAAAAACAGGCGTAGAGACGGAATCCAGGTCGAAGTCTAACACCCATCGTATTGACAAACTTGAAGCAAACCTAACGTGGCTCTGGCGTACAATCGTCGGGGCCGTTATTGTTGCCGGCATCGGGGCGCTGGCTATTTTTAAGTAGGGAGGATGATACCGTGAGTAAACCTAACATTAAATGGATTGGATCTCCCCATTTCAGCGTGGCGTCAAAAAAGCTGAAAACCATAGCAATCGTCAACCACATCATGCAGGGGACATTGACAGGTACAGACTCATGGTTCGCTAATCCGGCAAGCATAGTTAGCTCACACTTCGGCGTAGGTAAGAATGGCGAAATACATCAGTATGTCAGCCTAGATAATCCTGCATGGGCAAATGGTGGAGTCAATAAACCGGACTGGCCTTTGCTGGTGCAAGGAGTAAACCCAAACTATTACACGGTGAGCATCGAGCACGAAGGGTACACCGGAGACGTAATGCCCGAAGCGCAGTACCAGGCGACATTGGCCCTGCATCGGTGGCTGATTGAGACGTTAGGCATACCTGTTACCCGGGATAGCATCATTGGCCATTACCGGATCGACTCAATTAACAAGGCTAATTGCCCAGGCGCAGGATTTCCGTGGGATCGACTATTTAAAGATTTGGAAGGAGAAGAAATTATAATGGATCATGCAGTGGTTTACTTTACTGACACAGACTTTTCTAGTGCCCGTATCATCTCTAGGAAATTAGGTGGGTGCGCTATGTATTGTAGAGACGGTGTTAACACCAATATCCATAAGGATATTGAAAATTGCGAGCATCCTGTAATTGTTGGTGGAGCAGAGCTGAATATCCCAGGTGCTACAAATTGCTGTGGTTTACATGCCGAGGATACGGCTATCAAGGCGGCTCAATACGCCAAAACGCTGTAACTAAATTCGCAAGCGCTTGCCAATTTGAAAAAAGGAGATGACTCATAATGCCTAGTGATTTATTCACCACGCCATACCTCGGGTCTTTTGCTGGCCTCGTGGCCGTGACGTATCTCTTAGTCCAATTTTTCAAGGAGCCTATCCAGAAATACCTTAGTGACTGGTGGATCCGGCTCTTAGCTGTGGGATTCGCTCTGTCGATCCAACTTTTCACGCTGTACGTAGCGCAGAACTTCACGACTGAAGCGATTGGGTTAGCCGTGCTGAATTCTTTTTTGATCGCCATCACTGCAGCCGGGACACACAATATTAGTCAACCTAGTTCAGCGGAACCTATACCCGTTACCCTCAATACATTTGAGCCCATTATAGATAAAGCACAAGTGACTGACGTTAGTCCTCCAATTATTACACCACAGCCCAGCACATCCACCGATAATGACCAAGTCGCTCCTATCGCGCAAGGTTAACATAACGAAAGCCCTCCTGCCAATTAAAGGTGGGAGGGCTTTTTGCGTTTAATTCAATCTTTTCCCCAGCTAATCAATTTCCACCCCTTCCATTGATGGCTCGGGTTTTTGCGTTTCCCCTGCATGGTATATTTTATCTTAGATATTCCGTCCCACGCCTGCTTTACCGTGCCATCCAGCAGCTCAGCGTGCTCCCTAAGCCAGAGCTTGAGATTACGACACTCGTATATTTGCCCATCAGGGGACTGGATAACCCAATCTCTAGCGTTAACATGTGTGTCGAATCGCCCGGTCAATGGACGGAGAGGTAGCATTTCGTGGGCCTTTACTAAGGCGGCAGTATTAACCCCTGCCTCATACAGATCTTGACGATGTTTTTTAGAGCAAGCTGGACTACAAGTTTTTGTTGGATTGCTTTGCGGATCACAAAAGATCACACCACATACAACACAGGTTTTATGCTGAGTTTTCCATTTTGCGTAGCAGGTCATTGAGCAAGTGATCTTGTTTCGGCCTTTGGGTTTGCCGCAGATAGAGCAGGTGTTATCCATCTTTCCTCATCTTTTCTATCAGATCTTTAATGGCAACAGCCTCTTCATCGGTGACATAGACTATCAACTTTTTTCTTCCGGTCGGTTTGCGTCCTGCTCCTGGGCGCAAACCTCCGTGCTTTTTTTCTTCTTGCAAATCCATATTTATTCCCAAGCCTCCGAGAATTCATTATTCGCAAATAATTCCGCCAAGCCAGTGATCTGCTTAAGTCTAAGGACTTCGTCTGGTTCCATGCCTAACTCCTTGGATATCTTGCTATCGTTCCAGTTTCTGCGCGACAATTCTAAAATTATATCACTCATGGCAGTTACTGCATGCTTACCCCTGGCTCGATTATGCCTGATGGTTGAAGCTATTCGGTCACCCTTATCCAGCCTATTTGAGTTTATAATCGTAACTGGTAGATAGCCATGTACGCGATTACGAACATCCTCGCATTCCTTGCCAACTCTGTTTCTGTGAAATCCATCTACAACCTCATAGTGGTCTTCATCCCAAAAACTAACTATGGGTTGCGTGTAACCGTCTTCACTGATACTGTGCTGTAATAGCTTCATTTCAGGGGGAGCGACGGCATTCGGGTTATAGTCATTGGCCTGCACTTGCGCTGATGGCACCCATATAACGCAGTCGACGGGGTCGTCCTTAAATGGACTTATCTCGTGCAGTGCAAGCTTGATTTCATTGATCTTAGCTATGCGTTCATCAATAGGAAGGTTTGCAATATCCGCAACATCTATAATCATGGTTTCCTCCATTCCATTTTTGTATCGTGTTTAAGTTTACGCACTTCGTTAAATCCGTGATTTTTGTATATCTCAATGGTTTTTCCCGTAGACAACGCTGTAATCTTGCTAAATGTATTGGTCGCATAAATATAAGCGGTATCAAAAAGTTTGGTGTATACACCCTTCCTGCGCTGTTCAGGGATCACATATGAGGAGTCAAATATCGCGGTTTTCCCATTATCAACTACTGCCGTAAAACCTAAAACATTACCTTTCTCGCCTAATGCAACAAACCAAACTTTGTTATCCTCATCCCAAACGTGCCAACCAAATTCTTTTACTATTTCCCTTCGAGATAAAAACGGTCCGATTAAAGGATAAAAATTTTGATCGCTATTATATAGCTTGATTATCGAAAAATCCCCCACTGTTGCCGCCTCCGTTTCATCAATTTTTGATACTTATCGTATGCTGCCGATTTTGTTGGGCTGAAACACAAACCTTTACACCAGTAGTCGTTACGTAAAAGGACCTTACATATACGTCTCCAGCTCGGCATATCTTGCGATCCCGTATCTCCTTGTAAGTAATCAGGAATTCCCCTGCTATAGCCACGGTCAGAGTACCACTTAAGATATACGGCAATCTTATTTTTATAGTGCTCCGAGGTTGTCGTGGGCATTGACCCCAATAGTAACATTGCAAAGCTTTCCCACGTATGGCCTTCCGGTTTAGATACTTTAATATTTCCAAGAATATTCCCGGACTCTTTTGCATACAAAGCCCCTTGATTAGCCCCGTTGACACGCGCCACAAGTTTCCCCCATGTATCTGGTTCCAGGATGTGATATAGCCACAATCCTTTGCGTTGCTCGTCTCCATAAGGCTCGCAAATCCTCATCTGATGAATAGAAACTCCAGCTTGATGCATCCGGTCGTAAATCGGATTATAAGGTTTATTAAATTTAGCGTTGTATACCCATATGTCCTGCACTTTCCAGTCGTATATTGGGTAGACGTTATAAGCGCCCTTGCCCATCCATGTCGTAAACCCTTTGTCCTCAAATTTAGACTTATCTCTCACTATGGTACGATACCGATTAAGAGACTCATCGGACCTTATTCCTACAAAGCAAGCGGTTAATTTCCCTTTGCCGTACCACTGACCAAAAGCAGGAACAAACTCCTCAAACGTCATACCGTAAGTGTAAAAATCAAAATAACCATAATTAGATATACTGAATCTAGGTAACTCCCGAACCCATTCTTTACCGCGTTCCCAACATATCCACTCTGGCTCGTACATACTAACTGCATTAGTAGTAAGAAGGGGGAGCGTTATCCAGTATAACTCAATATGATCTTTGTAAAGATCGATCATATGCGTAATGTGCTCAATTGTCGCATTGTACTGAGCTTCCCAATCGACAAACAGCACACCTACTTTTCGGTTACGCTTAATAGCTTCATCTATAACTAGGTGGAACATGACGCTGCTATCCTTACCACCACTAAAGCTTACATAGATGCGCGGGAAGTTATCAAAAGTATAGGCTATTCGTTCCCTTGCTGCAGTAAGGACGTCGATTCCGAGCGGTTTTTTAGCCATAATTCAACCCCCTTGACTAAGGTTTTAGTTTTTACTTTATCTACTTTTACAATGTCGGCACAATAGTTATAGTCATCCAGTGCTTCTGTGAATGATTTCCATAAATTATGATGAGTATTGTTAGTTGAAGAGTACTTGAAATTCCCATTCTGTAGCGATTCCACAAGGTCATCGATACTCATTCTCTCACAGAGCATTCTTAAGTGTTTAGTAATTATCGATACATCGACATCCATTCTTTTTGAAATAAGCTTTCTTTGTTCATCGGTTAAACCGCCAACGACCGTCATATTTAAGGCTGCGTAATAGGTTTGGCTTGAAGTTGTTGCGCGATTTAATCCCTGTCTATAGGTCTCGATTCCTAAACTCTTAAGCTTGGCTGAGACGGTATCCTCAGTTATTTTAACAATATCGCCATCGTCACTTACGATACAAAAATACTTATCCGTGTTTTTCCAAGATGTTTGACTTTTCACTTGGTATATGCGTCCAGATTCTAGGATATATTCAGCCATGATTCCTCTCGAACCTTTGGAATTAGATCTTGAATATTCCTTTTTGCACTTTAAGAATTTACGTAGGTATTTATATTTCGGGTCAAATCCTGTAATTTCGGCAACCCATCCCGAAGAAGGCATACCGCCAAATGTGGCATCCCCTAAACCAGGAATAATTTCGTTTGTGATATTGGTGCAAATCTTGCTTAATTGCCGAACATCATCGCCAAATAACTCAATTTCAAGATAAGCCTTCATTTATGACTCTCCTTAAGAGGGAGGCTGAAAATCAGTTATCAACCTCCCGTTCTTGGTTTAGCGCAAGCAGTCGCAAAGTGCCACTTCATCATCACATATAATCCCATTATCATTTTCAAATATCGGAGATCCATTTACATAAATCCTCAATCTGTTATGCTGAACAGAGTAACGAGCTTCTTTCTTTGAACCGTTTCTAGCAAAAGGGTTTTCCTCACTTGCGTATACCGCAGTTCCATTCTCGTTGTACTCGTTAAAATCCGATAGATCTATGTTGAACGATTTTAAGTACTCATCCCCTTTTAATAATTTTTCCTTAAGCCTACCATGGATAGCCTGGCATTCTTCTAATGTTATCTCTCCGAACACCTTTAATTCGGTGTATGCCCCGAATGAGTGGTTATGGTCACTGCTTTGGCTATAGACGAATCCTGACACATGAGAAAGTTTTTTCATTTTTATTTCCTCGCTTTCGTTTTTTTATCTTGATATAAGTATACCAGAATCAAATAGGTGTGTCAACATGATTTTAGTGCATTTTAATCAAAATATAAATATAATTATCTACAAACAAAACAGCCCCTAGCTTTCGCCAGGGACCATTCGTTATTCCTTCGCCTTCTTCAGTCCGTAAACTGCCTTCTCAATCTCCTTCATCGACTCGATCAACCCCGCATTTGCCTGTCGTACTCCATTCCGGACGGCCGCCCTGACTATGCCGCAGAAGAGGATGAGGGACAGGAGCCAGAGCATCAGAAAGAGGAGAGTGTTGGGGAGGAGGAATGGGGTTGGCATGGGATCAATCCTTTCAAAGAGATAGCCCTCGGTTTCGTGCCGGGGGCTATCTCTAATACTAGGTTACCGCAGTTGCTCAACAGTTATCTTCCATGGCGTAAGGGCCGTATTAACCTTAAGTGAGTATTGACCGGGAGTTATGTGTAAGTATGATACATCCTTGCCAATGCCCTGCACGTTGGCGGCAACTGCTGCTGGCACACCATTGCTATCCTGCACGTAAATCTGGAAAATACCCTGAGCGTCAGTTGTTTCCCAGTTTATACGTGTGTCTTTTGTGACTGTAATGTTTTCAGTATCCTTGGCTCCATTTCCGGTCCACGAATTCGTTACTACCCATTTCTTTTCAGGAGCTGGTGTAGATTTCGGAGCCGGGGCAGACGCAGGAGTCGTCGTTGAAGATGTCGGTGCAGGTGTCTCCTTTGCGGGTGCCGCAGATCCACACCCAACCAGTGTAAGTATAAGGCCAACGGATAACAAGTAGGCGATTTTTTTCATTTTAGCATGACTCCTTTCTTTTATTTAATGCTTTCGACTTTTATGGTGTAACCCATTACTTCTCCAACATCAGTTATGGTTCCTATCATGGTTACTTTCTGTTTGCTCGTAAATTTTGATACGGTAGATTTTTGTTCTTGAGTAATGTTACACATAATATTGGTCATGGAAAAACTGCCGTCCATGGGAGCAATCGAAAAATACTTTCCACCACTGTCGATATTGGATAGTTGACCGGTCACTTCAACATATTTACCTTTGTACGTTTCGCTCGCATTCAGCGCATTGGCCTTCAAGTCTTCAACAAGTTTGTCTGCCGTTACAATCATTGGCGGTTCCTTTGGCTTCTCGGGTTGTGCAGGCGCGGACTGGGATGACGTTGGGGTAGAGGCTTTTTCGTCGTCCCCGGACGCAGATGCGATACCTCCAATAACCACGATGGCGATAATAGCGATTAGGATTTTCTTAAACAAACTGACCACTCTCCTTCTTAAATTAATTTCAGGGATAAGTTCCGCACAGATGAGGGTTTTCCTGCAACTCGACAGGATTAATGGTTTTGCGACATCACCATAACTTGTGCTGGTGAATTATTGCGTCGAAAGGCTGGTGTACTTCGAATCTCCTAGCCTCTGCCATTGCGTCTTGAGATGCTATATCTAGAGACTTGTTCCATCTTTTGACTTCTTCTTTCCTCTCTTTTTTCATCTGCTCGTAGACGGGTTTCATGACTAGATTTAGTATCCCAAAGGTTGCCTTTGTGGTTGTTTTCCCTAGCTTGCTCATGTTCTTTTTCCTCCATTTCTATACTCGCTAGTGCTATCTTAAAGCCGTGGCAAGCACCTTCATAGAAGTCGGTGATGCGTGCAGCATGGCTAAAGGCGTCAAGAAAACTATGGATACGGTCTTTTGCTTGCATAAGCTCACCTCTTCAAGATAATTGAATAGATGTCTTTCTTAATCTGATCAAGTGATGCGACAAAGAAGTCCATCTCGCTATTAACTTTCAGATTGCATTCAGTGACAACCAATATTGCCGGAAATAATATTCTAGTGGGCTCCCTGATTGCCCATTCTTCATTTGTCCAATCCATCTTAGATATGGCCTGGTACTTTGTGTCTTTCTCAAATTTCCGGTCAGCGTACCGTTCTACTTCGACAAAGATAACATGCCTTCGCTTGTTCATTTGATCGTAAATATCGATCATTGCATCGGCCCAGACCTTACCTCCCATAAGGGGATAAGACCATTGCCATTTTACGATATGCCAAGATTTCTTTTGGGACATGATGGCACAATATACCTCGTTGATAATCAAGAAATGATCAATGTTACGTGGTTTCTTAAGGCAATAAATAGTCGGTTCGTGGGGACTTCGAACAATCTTTTTAATGCGTCCTGAGTCGGCCAGTATTTGAAGTCTTAGTTGGGCTTTGCGCTTGCCATCTTTCTGCCTGAAAATGATACGCTCAATTTGATCCCTTCTGAACGCCGTCCCATGCTGCACCAACTCTAAAATTCTTTCATCACGTTGCTTTCCGTACGCCACTAAATTCACATTCGCCACCTCGCTAAATATATAAAAAAGAATAAGAAATGAAATAGCGGAAGGATGGCACTTTACGGACCCAGAAGCATGACTAAACAGGCCCACAAAGCGCATAAAATCGTTGTGTACAATCACTAGGGGTGGTCGAAGGTATGGTTGAGTGAATGGTCGAGTGAGTGTTCGGACACCCTCGTGGAAACTACGGCTTGTATCACTGGCTCAACCTTTCCTTTAATTACCGCTTTCTGGTAGTTCGACATAATATCCCTAATCATCTTGTTATCAATAAAAGGAACCTGAATAAGAACTTGGTCCTTGAACGAAAATAATGCTCTGCCCTCAACATCTTGGTCGATCATACCGGCCGCTTTGTAGTCTTCTGGATCCTCCCCTAGCAACACCCGGGCCGAAACAGCATTACACCGAAACGCTACAACCGCACTGAAGTTATTTTTCATGGTGCCACTAATCAGGTTAGCTGTTGGCCTGTGACAAGAGATTATGAAATGTACTCCAGAGCCACGAGATTCGCCCGTAACCTTCGTCATTTTCTCCCTGGCTACCTTGTATTCCTTGCCCTCCAACTTGGTCAACTCGTCGAAATAGACCACGATACGAGGTAAACGTTTCTCGGGATATTCCTCGTTATAGGCTGCCAGATCGTCACACTCGTGCTCTTTAAATAGCTCATAACGTTCACTAATAATCACCGATAAGTCATCCATCATTTGTTCTACTTCTTCCGAGTCGGAAATAGTTCTATCTACAAGGAGAGGGTTTTTCCCTAGCCTTGCTGTCCCATTGCCATGCTTAAGGTCACATAGCCAAAGACGACATGCATCCCTGTTGTAGCGCATATGCAGAGCCGCTAAAATCAATCTTCCAAGAATACTCTTACCGCCTCCTGTAGCCCCTCCGATCATGAGGTGTGGGCTATTCGACGATGCTAAATTTAGCTGTTCTAGGCCACGCCTTGACCATCCGAGGGGTATCCATAGGCCCTTGCCGAACTCCTTACCCTCAGGCTTAATCTCAGCCTCGTTAGCGTAGTTTATGAGGTCGAGTAGATGCCCTGAGAGAATCGTGAAGCTAAAGTGGGCCTTGGGATCGTTCTCTAGAAGCTTGAACAGGACTTCAGACTTAAGATCGAATTCAATATCGTTTATTGACTTTATAACCTTGGAATGGCTCAATCCGGTTGGTATTTTATATCTGAGCACTCGGTTATGGCCCTTCCATGTCTTTTCGACTAAGCGAGGATATTCCTTGGTTACGTAGTCCTTGCCGCGTTCCTTCGTTTCAGTGCATACGTCGTTTCTCTTCCAACTCAGCATGATACGACCTGGGTGCGAATCCCTGCACCTGGGGATATGCCTTAACGCGAACCTTCCGATTTGGACAATTGTGTCCGAGAATAGGCCGATGATATCTGCCTTTGTCGCCACCACGTAATCAACTCCTTTTCGTAATGCTTAACATCAACTCCCGAGCCACCAGCCGGGCCGCATCCGGGGTTATGGGTTCCGGAGACTTACCCATAGCACCCATCTCCGTCAACACCTTCCGGAATCCATCCCTAACCATATCAGCCATTTCTCCCTCCTCTAAATTCAGTCGTTTTACTGCTTGCTGGATGTCCTTGTCTCTCCTTCGGAGTCTTGCTCGTAGGATTGTTATGTCGCTCATGTGTGTACCTCCTGCGTCTCAAGTGGGGGTCGTGTGTGGATCTAGTGTGTTTCGCTTGTGTCACAAATTACCTGTTGAATATATATGTAGGTAGGCGCATCATTATGTGCGTACGTATATCATTATATAAATAAAAAAATTCCGGACACTCAATAGTCCGGAAAAACATATTCGATTGACCTACCTAACCCTCTCGCGATTCTTGCAGCCGTTTTTAATTCAATATCTTTGACCTTTTCGTTTGCGATTCTGCTTATTTCTGGCTGTGGGACACCGCAAATACGAGCAAGTTTCCTTTGAGACGAAGGTTCTCGGTGCCCCTGTTTGTTTTCTTCGAGTATTTGAATAATTCGATTCATGTCATCACCTAATACTATATTCAATATACTAATGGAAATTCCTGCCAATAACTATAAAATAAGTTTATCTTATAGTTATTAACGCTATAAAATGGTCCTAAAAGTTATAAAAAATTTCATAAAAAAAGACCTACTTAAACAAGCCAGGCCAAAGAAACTCTATGGGATAACCGAGTTCCGTTGCAATTGTTGCAGCCCTTACCAAGGTTAGGCGCTTTTTCCTTCCCTTAATTATGTCGTTAACATCACTTTGGTACATTCCGATTATATCGGCTAGATCTTGTTGTGTCATGCCACGTTTATCCAGCACCCATTGGATGCGATTGTCAGCTAAATTCATTACTCCACCACCATAGAAAAATCATTCAGCAAAGAATTCCTAAATCCTTCTATCGTGGATGAGAGTATTTATTAGTCTATTTATAGTCAATAAGACTATAATATTAATCGTTAGTGTCGATTAATTAGTATATTTAGCGCAAACTATGTAGTTTTCTCAGGAGTCTTTATGACCGAATTCGACATGGTTTCAAGTATAGACTTAAAGGTAGCATCAGGGGAATGGCATCATGGTAGGAAAAAGGATTGCACAGCTTCGGAAGGAGATGGGTTGGACACAAAAGGACCTGGCCGGAGAGACCAGGTTAAGCAAGGGGTACATCGCGGCTATTGAGGAGGGGGATCAGCAACCTAAAATCAAAACTGTAGCAATAATAGCGAGGGCACTAGGGGTTGAAGTAAGAGAACTATACGAGGAGCTGGGATAATTAATTAGCCTTCGACAAATTACCCCTTGAACCTTATATGGAACGTGTGTTCTAATAATAAGGCAATAGACGTTCTTGGGGAGGGTTTATATTTTGGGAACAAAAGTAAGTAAAAACGAAGATCAGTTCAAGAATGAATTTCTCGATGAGGCCAATGCGCTGGTTGAAGTTAAGGTCAGCGATGACGAGGGCGAGACATGGAGTAGACGCAAGATCAGCATGGTATCAGGATTGGATGAATCGGGCCTTTTAGCCGGGGAAATGTTTCAGTTCAACGGCGAGAGATTCAAGGTTTCAGTAGGGGAAGACGGATTGATAGCTCAGTCGCTAAAAATACCGACTGAGAAAAAATCGAAACAAAGTAGGAAATAAACAAGGAAGCCCGATCTTCCCCGACAAGAGTTTTCGGACTTCCTTACTAAAGAACACACTTCCGAAGAAGGGGGTTTCTTATATTCTAATTATATCCAATATTACCCTTCTTAAGCAAGTGGAATTTAGGGAGGATAAAGATGTTTCAAAATACGTTACGTAGTGTCAGGATCTCACATGGTTACTCAATGGAAGAGGTCGCGGAATATTGCGGGGTATCAATAGAGACAATAAACGAACTGGAAATTGATCCTTGTCGGATAACATATAATTTATTGGAAAACATTCAAACCTTTTATGGCGTTTCTCTCGACGACATCTTTATCGGGTCAGAAACAGATTGCATCAAACACAATCGAGAGATTGCAAAGGTAACATTTTAGTAACGCAATCTTAAAATATAGCGTGATTTAGAGTTAAATGGATTGCAGTAAAAAAATGTAAATAAATGCGAAAAACCCTAAATCACGCACTACCATTATGCATTGTTAAATATATTCCTACCTATAAAATGCGGGAAAGGAATATATTCGATTCCTCAAATAAATACATAAGATGAGCCTGTACCAGTCGATTGAAGGCTATATAATGGCTTGGAAACCCCCGAAGGTAACGAAAAGGTAACGCAATCAACTAAAATATATTCCATATTGCTTCCAATATGGAAAAACGTTAGAGACCTTTCATGAGTTCGCTGAACTTTTGAGAAGTCTCCTTTTTCATAGCTTTTGTAGTGTGCATATAAACAAACCTTGTTGTCTTGTCGTCTTTATGGCCGAGACGTTCCATTATTTCCGGGAGGCTTGTGCCGGCTTCTGCTAAAAGAGAGGTATGGGTATGCCTTAGAGAATGCGGGGTCAGGCTTTCGTTTAATTTTGATAACTTCAGTATCCTGAGCATTCTGTTTGCCACAGTTCTTATGATCTCCGGATAACCAAGATGGTCCCTCTCTTTCGTAAATATAAAATCCTTATCATGATACGTGTTCCTATTTTCCATTTTAATTATATTCTGCTGCGCTTTGTGCTTTTCTAGTTCTACAATAACGACAGGATCGATATCTATTTTTCTCCTAGATGTTTTCGTTTTAGGAGGCAACAACTTATATTTTGTCGTATTGTTTTTTGGATTATAGAGCGTTTTTGTGATGCTGATCGTGCGCTCCTTAAAGTCAATATCTTTCCATTTTAGAGCACATAATTCTCCTGCCCTAATGCCTGTATAGGCCAATACTAAAAAAACAAGATAATCCTTATCTAGCCCCCTTTCCTTGGTTGTAGATAGGAAAAGAGACAATTCTTCCTTCTCTAGATATTTGGCAACCTCCTCTTCCTCCTCTAACTCCTCCACTGTTTTTGTTTTTTTCGGTATAGATGCATATTGCGTGGGGTTGTTACTAATTAACTCAAGTTCTATAGCTCTTTTAAATATCATTTTCCCCACCACATGCGCTCCCCCAATTGAGGATTTAGAAAAATTTTCTTCCTTAAGTTTGTTTAATGTTTCTTGGTATTTTTTTCGGGATATATCTTTTAATTTTAGCTTTGCGAGATGTGGGAGAAGTCTGCCTATTTCATGCTTCCTTACTCTTACTGTGCTTTCCTTAACCTCTTCTAAATTCTTATAATATTCAAGCCACTCGGTTGAAAATTCCTCAAATGTTATATTAGAATCTTGAACGTAGGAACCGGACTCTACTTTATTTATGACCTTAGAACAAGCTGATTGAGCTTCTTTCTTAGTCTTAAAGCCACCCTTTTTATCCTGTCTGCGTCTCCCATTTTTAGGATTAATACCAACGTCGACAATATATGACCAAGTGGCTCCGCACGTACACTTTTTAGCATCCTTGGGACATTTGCAATTAGGCTTAAAAAAATGACCCTCCATGAATATCCTCCTTTAGTTGCTACTTTGGTGATTTTCCGGTCTAAAGTAACCCATATAAACGCCGCAAATACGTACTTGGCTTGGAAGTGCTTCAATGGTCTTGTGTTTGCTGTTTTCGGGCACCAATTGGATATGAGGTGACCCTTCCGACCATTTAATGCGCTTTAGGGTTCCCTCCTCTTCGTTATTAATGAGCGCGGCAACAATTTGACCGTTATGATCTGCCCATTGAGCATAACGCATATAGACTATATCTCCCGATTCAATACCCGCTCCGATCATACTGTCACCCTTCACTCTCAACGCGTAATCAGGTTGAGGACTTTTTCGAAGTGGATAATGAATATAATCCTCAACATTCTGTTCTGCCAACATCCCCTCACCCGCGCAGATCGTTCCTACAAGAGGAATGGACTTATAAGTCTGAGTGTTTTTGAGAGTGGGATTAATATCGGACTTAGGGACGTTTAATGCGTCTGAAATTTTCTGTAAATTACCAGGTGACATTAACGTTTTTCCAAGACAATAGTCCGATACCGTACTTGTTGATAATCCAGCCTTATCACTTAGTTCAGTTTGGCTGATACCCTTAAGGTGTAGGATCCGCTTGAGGTTATTTGAGATATCCTTGATCATACCCAATTCGACCTCAGTATATTTACTGCGTGCCATTGCTTTCCCCCCGAAATAAAGTTAATGATATTACATTCCGAGTATATCCGATTTTAGACATATTTAATAGTAGCTTTGAATAAAATTATATGTTGACATTCCTGTTAAATCGGAATAATATATGCTCAAAGGAGGTGTGTTAGGTGAGCGGGCACGATAGCGATTTCAAGATTACGTGGCGAGCTGCAAGGGTGAATAAGGGGTACAATCAGAGTGAAGTTGCAGAATTATCTGGCAAAAACATAGATACTGTTGTGAAATACGAAAAGGATTCCTCTAATATACCTTACGATTTAATGAAAATATGGATCGAATTATATGGTGTTCCGTTAGGGCTTATTTATTGTGGCCCTGAATCCGATTTGACAGGAAAGACGTCCTAAAGAAGGGAGTTAACTTGCGTGAAGATAAGTGAAAAACTTCAAAATCAAAGGCAAAGTATTACCCTTGATCATCTTCCCGAAATACTTACCGCGCTTAATATTGCCAATTATCTCAGTATCTCCCGTCGGCGCGTTTACGAGTTGTTTCAACTCAAACCAGAAGCTGGAGGTATCCCGAACTTTGAGATAGGACTCTCAAAGAGGGTTGAAAAGGGTGACTTTCTAAAATGGATCGCGGATCGAAAGCGCGAAAAGGCGAGTTAACATCTAATTTGTGAAAAGGTGGGTTTACTAGGTACTCACCAATTCCCTTATTAAAGTATCTCATAAAAGGAAGGTGCAATAAATGTCAAGAATAGCGACTAAATGCTTAGATAATGCATTCCATATTGCGCGAATAAATGCTATTTCGAGCAATGAAATGTTTAGTAGCCGCGAAGGTGTGGCAGAAATTACAGGAATAGAGCGAACACGTCTAGGCCGAATTGAGGCTGGAACTTTAATTCCATATCCTGAAGAAGTGTTGCTACTGGCTCACGTTTATAAGGCTCCAGAGCTTTCAAATTATTACTGCTCCAGGGAGTGTCCTCTCGGTAAGCAAACAATACCGCAGATCGAAGTTGCAGAACTTGACCGTTTGACCATACAGATTTTATCGTCCTTCCAAAGAATTGATCACATCAAAGACATTCTTATCGATATCACGGCTGATGGAATAATCGACATGGAAGAACGGCCTAAATTTAATCAAGTAATGGCTGCACTTGACCTGATCTCCGCAAACGCCCAATCGCTGAAACTGTGGGCTGAGAAAACCCTTAAATAGAGGACAAGCCTTTAAGAAAGTGGGGGTAAGCGTGAAAGCATTGGCATTGGAGGGAGGTGAAAAAGGATGTATAACATTGACGCCCTGATAGATGTTATCGAACTTAAAGGGAAAGACTTTGGGCTACTAACTGAAGAGGATAAAAAAATAGCCTCCGAAATTTTGGATATTCTCACCGAAGAGAATATCCAAGTTTTCAAGGCAAAATTAATTTTAATGTTTTGTCACGATGCTACAGAATACGCTGGTAGATTATCAATCTGATGAAAGCCAAGCACGAGCGGCTTCGGTTGAAATATCAGATTTCCTCTTGCGTTCTAATTCATAAAGTTCTTCGTAGATTTCCAGGTATTTTTCGTAGTAGTCTTTTACCCTCAAAGCCTTCCCAATTTCGAATTTAGACTTTAAATATTCTAAGGCAAGAGCGGCAATCGGAATTTCATTACTCATTAGTAGTCACCTCCTCTCGTATCGACATTGGAAGCCCGAACAACTACCATTTCGACACGATGGAGGGAAAACCTGTAAATATTTTCTTGGAAGGAGGGTCAAAGGCTTGAAAAAGTCATCCCTAACAACATGGATCAAAGGCCTCAGGCTAGCCCCAATAGTGCTCAGGAACCCACCCCGTCCTAAGCCAATCCCAACCCCCGGCGGTGACCTAAAAACCTTGACAACGCCAAAGTGTCGGCCCTGCACATGGATATTCCATTCCCTCGGAAAAAGCTTTTGTAATCATCCGAAGGCACCTAATGCGCGGAAGAAGTGCGCGACCCGTATACCGTCGAGAGAGACTAGGACGGGCCCGGATTGGTGTCCGTTGAGGATTGTGTAAGAGGAGGAAAGGAATCGATGAAACTGTGTCCCAAATGCGGTTGCCTATCATGCTTCAACTCGTATTTTTCAAAGTGGATGTGCAATACCTGCGAACATATGTGGAGGGAGGAACCGAAAGTGGCGAACCACCAAATGGAGGCAAAGGTAACGGATCTCGAAACATTCAAGCAAATCGTAGTGGAGACCCACAAGCTCAAACTGCAACTCGGGAAAGTCCTGGATGCGATAGACGAAGGTGTCCCTTGTCCCAATGTGGTCGATTTACCAGTCACTGTTAAATGCAGTAGTGCTAACTGCAAGGAGTGCTGGATACAGGCCCTAGACACTGTTGGAGTTACGGAGGAACACCCAGACGGCCCGACTTGCTCACCGGATAGCTCTGAAACCAAGCAAGAAATTAAAAATATATTGCACGACATGCGCAATATGCCGGATGGTTCAACTTACTCAATCGCACTGGTGCGGGAAATGCTCGAAAGTCTCTTGGAGGAGGAAGGAAGGGAGTGAGGACGGTGCTTCGTAAGATCCTCGAAGCAACCCACGGCCCCATGACAGACTCCGAGTTTGCCGAAGTCATGGACCTAATCAGAACGGACGTGAAGGTAAACCGCGTCGCCTTCAATCGAAGGACAAGCACTAAAGAAGCGGTCGACATCGCGTTAGGTTGCTTCATGGCACTCCAGCGAGGGGTAGCCGTTTAATAAAAAATTGGAGGTTGAATTATGTTTATAACCCTAGACTATCTCAAGGAAAAATCTGCTTGCGGCGCAGGACAAAGATACTTCGCGGATCATTTCCCAGAGGGCGCAGAGTACCAAGCTGTACTGGATGTTTTGGCTAAGGATAATCAAGGCGGTTACGCGGACTGGTTGATGGATAATGTCGGCAAAACTGATGCCGTTATGGAGATCGATGGGGATTTAGAAGTTGAGGGAAACATTTTCTTTGCTGGGCTAATTAAGGTGAGTGGGTTTATAAAAGCTAGTTTACGCATCAAGGCAGGCTGGGGGATCGAGGCAGGCAGTGGGATCAAGGCAGGCTGGGGGATCGAGGCAGGCAGTGGGATCGAGGCAGGCAGTGGGATCGAGGCAGGCAGTGGGATCGAGGCAGGCAGTGGGATCAAGGCAGGCTGGGGGATCAAGGCAGGCAGTGGGATCGAGGCAGGCAGTGGGATCGAGGCAGGCAGTGGGATCGAGGCAGGCAGTGGGATCGAGGCAGGCAGTGGGAT